TAAAATCTGCATGTATTGGCTGCCCTTTTCATGATGATAATTTTTGGATAGATATGAGAGATAATAGACCAAAAGAGTTTGCATCTGCTGTAGAATTTGATAAAAAGATGCGTATGCATAATCCTAAAGTCAAAAATTTTGTACATAGACAATGTGTTCCATTAGATAAAGTTAAGTTTAAGAATGATGATGGGCCAGATCTGTTTAACAATGAATGTGAAGGTATGTGTGGAGTTTAGACATTTAATTATAAAAGCATTAGAAGATAAGTATAATGCCGAAGTATCTCAAGCTCACGCAACGATAGCAATATACCTGAGTAAATCAGTCGGAATTGGTGAACATCCACAACACGTTGAGGAAGTTGATAAGTTGATTGATAAAATTGCACAAGCAGAAGAGAAGTTAAATGTTTTGCAAAGGTTTAAAATATGACAAGTGATGATTTAATGGAAATAGCTTTCCCCCAAAGCAGGCAGGTTGGAGGGAATCATTACAAAGATTTTCATATCCAACCTTATGAATTTATTTCAAAAAACAATCTTTCGTTCTTTCAAGGGAACGTTGTGAAATACGTTTGCAGATATTTACACAAAAATGGTATTGAAGACTTAGAAAAAATAAAACATTATTGTGAGTTAGAAATCAAAAAAATGAAAGATTTAAATGACGAGCAAAGTCAAAAGAGAAATAACCGTAAAAGGAAATAAGTTTCATCTAGAAATTTATCCTTATTTAGAGGGAACAAATTCAAATGAATTTACTTTTGAAATATTTCCATACGACTACAATGCAGCTTTGTATGCTTTTAGCAACAAAGATAGTTTAAATAAATTAATTAGAGAAAAATATATAACAGAAAAAAAATGACAGGATTACAATTTACGTTCAATTTTAAAAAACATATTTGGGCATGTCCATCAGAGTATAAAGATTTAAGTGCGTATGATGAGATAGCAATTGATTTAGAAACAAGAGATGAGGGTATTAATAATAAACTTGGTGCAGGTTGGGCAACTGGTAATGGTTATGTTATTGGTTTTGCTGTAGCTGTAGAGGGTTGGCAAGGATATTATCCATTTAAGCATGAAGGTGGTGGCAATATGATACCTGAACAAGTTTTAAACTACATGAAAGATGTATGTAAATTACCAAGTAGAAAAATATTTCATAATGCACAATATGACATTGGGTGGTTAAGACAAATGGGTATTGAGGTAAACGGTGAGATAGTAGATACAATGATTACAGCAGGAGTTATTGATGAAAATAGATGGTCTTATAGTTTAAATGCATTAGCAAAAGATTATCTTGGTGAGCTTAAATCTGAAACAGATTTAAAAGAAGCAGCTAAGGATCATGGTATAGATCCTAAAGCAGAGATGTGGAGATTACCTTCAGAGCATGTCGGGTTTTACGCTGAGCAAGATGCACGCCTAACGTACCTATTGTGGCAAAGATTTAAACCAGAATTAAACAAACAAAACTTAGAAACAGTTTGGAGCCTTGAGAATAAACTATTACCAATACTTATTAAGATGAGAGAGAAGGGTGTAAGAGTTGATGTAGATAAGGCTCATAAACTAAAAAAAGAGTTCCAAGCTCAGGAGAAGGAGTATCTTTTAAAAATAAAACAGCTAGCAGGACGAGAAGTAGACATATGGGCAGCACGACAAATAGGAGAAGCCTACGACAGATTAGGGATAAATTATCCACGAACTGAAAAAACTCATGAGCCATCTTTTACATCCAATTGGTTAGCTAATTCGAAACACGAAATATCAAAATATATAGCACAGGCTAGAGAGATTAACAAGTTTCATGGTACATTCCTGGACTCAATTTTAAAATACGAACACAATGGGAGAATACATGGCGAGATCAATCAGTTACGTAGTGACAGTGGTGGGACTGTTAGCGGCCGTTTGTCTATGGCTAATCCTAATCTTCAACAGTTACCAGCACGTAACAAAGATTTTGGACCAAAAATCAGAGGACTCTTCTTACCTGAAAAAGGATGTAGATGGGGAAGCTTTGACTATAGCCAACAAGAACCACGAATGGTAGTACATTATGCAGCCTCTATTGGAGATGGATATGAAGGATCCAATGAACTTGTAGAGGCTTATGCTAATTCAGAAACCGACTTTCACCAAACAGTAGCAGATCTAGCAGGAATAGAGCGAAAGCAAGCCAAGACAATAGGGTTAGGATTGATGTATGGAATGGGTAAGAATAAATTAGGTATATCGCTCGGCTTGTCAACAGAAGAAGCATCAGCATTAATATCCAAGTATAATCGTAAAGTTCCATTTGTTAAGTTATTATCTGATAGATGTATGCAAAAAGCAAATGATGAAGGCGTAATTAGGACAAAAAAGGGTCGAAAATGTAGATTCGATATGTGGGAACCAAGGGATTTTGGTATTCATACACCAGAAACATTTGAAAATGCTTCATCAAAATATGGTAGAAATAACATAAAAAGAGCTTTTACGTACAAAGCTTTAAACAGATTAATTCAAGGGTCTGCTGCAGATCAAACTAAACAAGCAATCGTAAGTTGTTACGAAGCAGGATATTTACCTAAAATACAAATACATGATGAATTATGTTTTGATATTAAAGACGAAAAAGAAATTAAAGTTATAAAAGAAACTATGGAGAATTGCATGGAATTTAAAGTTCCTAGTAAAGTTGATGTATCATTAGGAGATGACTTTGGACAAGCTTCATAAAAATCAAATAGCGGGAATAGGTACAGTTATCTGGCCACATTATATGGTTTTCAAAGAAAGATTAGTTTTAAAAAAATTTGATGATGTAAAAATTGTCCATTGGGGACGTGCTACAAAACAAAATGTATGGGAAGACGTCAAGAAAAATGGTTTGTTATGCCCCTTAGTTATAGATAAAAATAATCAATTACGTGATGGTAATCATCGTTTTAGGATGATTTCAAAAGAGGGTAGTGGTAGTTTTTTTTACGATGCAAGATCAGATGATGAAGTAAATTTTTTTTCTATGTTAAATATACTTTGTTGGGAGTTACACCCAGACATGACACAATTAATGGAAAAATTGTGGGAGGGTAAAATTAAAAAATATACAGAAAAGGTAACTCATTTATTTACTGAAAACGTAAGAACAGCTAAACTTTGATTTATAAAAGAGGGCATAAGTCCCCATACCAAATCAATGATTTTTGAAATAAATATAAAAACTAGTTATTAACCAGTTTTTTTAAAAAGTTGCTCAGCGTCTTTTACGCTTTGCTCGTTGATCTTAACTCTAAGACCTTTGATTTCAATATCGATCCACTTCATATCAGGCGTAACCCTACCCTGTGCTAACGCTTGCGTTGCCCATTTGGACTCCAGCTGTAGCTTCTTCGATATTAACTCCTGTAGTGCCATTACTTAGCTCCTCATAAGTTATATGGAATCGACGCATGCCACGACCGAATCCATCAGGTTTCACAGAATACTGGTTATCATTCAGATTCTGGACAAAGCCTTCAATCGCTTCTTGATCTGTTGCAGCGTTTACGACACTATTAAAATACAGTCCAGCTGCATAACATTGAAAGCGATATTGCTTCATGAGATAATCTTATCAACTATTAGGTGTAAAATCAAGTGTTTTGTTTATACTTGTCAACAATGCAGTTCATAAAAATTTTTGTTACATAAAAGCCTTTTTCGGTCATTTCAACCGCTATTTCATTGACTTTTTTGTCAGCTGCCATAATACAAGTTTGTTTTTCGTAAAATATAATTGGATCCTCATGTAACATAGCGCAGTGTTCTTTGCCAGTTATTGGGTTAATTAAGCATAAAACGCCCATCATAAAGAATTCTTTCATAACTTAATATAGCACTAAAAATACTTGTTGACACTAAGCCGTCATTTCTTATATATATGGGATAGGAGAAAAAACAATGAACTTAAAAAGTAAATCAAAAATGTTCAGAGCTTTAGTTGAGAAGATGGACTTAGCATTATCAGAAGGTACTAGCTTTGATGAAGTTGCAGGTAATTTAAAAAAACTGCACATCAAAGTAAAAGAAGAATACGTTAGACCATTACCAACTGATCTATGTACAAATTTAGCTATGAACGAATTGGAGAACAGATGAACGAATGGTTATATTTCTTTGCAATTATAATATGTTTGTTTATTATCTTTCCAAAAACCATGTTAATTTTTCTAGGACTAGCATGGCTAATGTAAAAATAAAAGATATGTCTTGGAAAGATAGACAATACGCAGCTATAACTAGATTAAGCAAAAGAAAAGGTTGGGATTTTAGTGACACCAATCCATACTTTGAAAGAGCTTACATCTTTTTGCCACGTGTCAGTATCAAAACAAAAGCACAAATGAAACGGGAGTTAAAAAAACATGGATATAAATAAATTTAAATCAGTGGCAGTAAGAAAGCCAGACTATCAGTTATTGCAAGGATTATGCACAGAAAAATTTAGATCACCTGCATCAATGATATCTAAACTTGTAAATGAATACGTTGGATACCAGGCAAAGAAAAAAAATATGTCTGTTGATGCATATAAAAAACAAATACTTAAACCAAACGGTAAAGGTAAAAAATGAGTGATAGACATAAAGAAACCAATGACTTCTTAGCGAAACAAAAGGAATATGAGAACCTAGACCCAATGGGTGATTTAGCCAAAACTTTCAGTGGTATAGATCCTTTTCCTACATTAGAAGAAGAAAATAGAAAGTTAAAAAAGCTTTGTAAGGATATTCAAACGAAACTTAATCAAACAGAACGTGAGTTAAGTAAATTAAAAGAGAATGTTAATCTTACCTGTCAGGAGATGCTTGGAATTCTTAGAGATGGACAAGAGTATGGTCATACTGAAGATTACACAGAACCGAAAAAAACAGAGCTTGCCAAACATTATAATTGGAAAGATAGTCTATGAAGACAATAACAATTACACTTAGAAAGAAAACTATACAAACAGCTTACAATGAACTTAGATTGTTAAAAATGATTGGTGCAGCTTATGCTCAAAATAGGTCTCCAATGCATGAGTTGTTATTTGAGATTAAACGTGCAGTAAAACAAAAAAGAACTTTTTGGCAAAAATTAAAAGATTTATTCCATGATGACAGATAAAGATTGTATTAATCTAGAAAAATATTTAGATGATTTGAAGACTGGTACAAGAACAATAAAGGTCAATAATTATATAAAATATCAAATAGAATCAGTAGAAAATGGCCATAATATCTTAATACTTACGGGTGATGAGAAAAATTTAGAATCTGTAGTTGTACAAAGATTTGAGTGTAGATGGCCTAAAAATAGGAATCCTAGAAAAAAACCTTTTACTCATGGCAAAAAAGAAGTATAAGAAAAAAATGAATCAAAAATTAGGTGATCCTTATAAAATTTGTAAGAATTGTGATGGGAATGGATATGTAAGAATTATTCCATATTCAGAGACACAAACTTGCAAAGAATGTAAGGGAGCAGGTCACTTTGAAAATAAAAAAGTAAAAACTACCACGGAACACGAACCAGCAACAATTGATACTCAATATGTATTGAATCTCATAAAGCTGTTGGAGGAGTTTGTTAGACGTGGCTCAAAAACAATCCACTAACGATTTCCTAGATTCTTTAAAAATTCTAGCTAACAAGCTAGATAAGAAAGATTATAATAAAATAACAAGTGTTATGTTTCGTCTATATATGGGCGATAGAATTGGATACCGAGAACAGTTTGATCCTCAAGTCATGGCAGATATTAACGCTGTGTGGCAATTCGGAAAAGAAAAAAAGATAAAAACTAAAGCAAAACTACTTAAATTTAAGATTGTAGATGGTGGAAAAGATGACGATAAGCAGCTATAATAATACAATGGCATATCGTGACATTTTTATTAAGGAAACAAATCAAGACAGGCATAGTGGTGAGGATATACACGCAGTTATAGATAGTGTACACAAGGACTATGACAAATCTAAAAAATATCGTAGTGATATAGAAGGAACAATTTATTACCGTGATCTACTCTCTTTCCTTATTAAAACTTATGGGCACTAGCTTCGCAACTCAACTATTAAGCTCAGAAGCTGAACCTGAAGAAAAACTTTGGAGAGGAGTGCTGTGCAATGCAATCGAAGACGCAGGTCAAATCAGCCAGGAAAGCTCCCTT